AATTTTACCATCACCAGTTATTTCTTGAATATTACCAGCAGTTACAAATATATCATTTTCACTTACATTGATATCTGGAGCTCCGTCAATAGAAACTGAGAATCTAGGGTCCAAGAATGTTTGCATATTGAATAAACCGTTAGGCACAATATGCGTAAAGCTTGTTCCTCCAGCTTCATCACCGATTGACATATTAGCTGTTAAGCTAGATAAAGTTACCGCAAATTCTGATCCCCAAGATCCATTACCCCAAGTATTAGCTCCCCAACCTGCATTTATTTCAGCATCAATTGTTACGCTTCCTAATGAAGATGTCATAGGTAATTGACCTAAAAGAACATCTCCAAAAATACCCCAAGAGCTTGATCCCCAGGTATCTCTACCCCAACCATCAGAAGCTTGCGCATATGCAAGATCTCCAATGGCAGTTGTCATACCAAGCTGAGTTGGACTAACTACAACAACACTTGTAATTAATTCACCCCAATAGTTTTCACCCCAAGTATCACCACCCCAACCTTGAGTAACAACACCTTCAGCTGTTACGCTACCAACTGAGATTGGTAATTCAAAATTAGCTGCTAATACGCTTCCTGCAATACCCCAAGAACCTCTTCCCCAAGTTCTAGAACCCCAACCTTCTTCAGATCCGGTGTAAGCCATTTCACCTATAGTCATAGAAGCTGACATTCCACTAGGTGTTACGACAGAAGGAATTAAATTACCCCAAAGATTTTCACCCCAGGTATCTCCTCCCCAACCTTGAGTGACAACACCCTCAGCTGTAAAGTTTCCTAATGTAAGTCCTAAACTAAATGATGGTGCAATAAAAGTTTCGTTTGCTAGTTCACCCCATTGGTTTTCACCCCAGGTGTCACCACCCCAACCAATTTCAATAAACCCTGCGCCTAATGAATTACCTTGTGATAATTGTGTTCCTGAATCTTGTCCGAAAGTGCCAGAACTCCAAGTGTCTTGGCCCCATGTAGTAAAAGAACCCGGTGAGTTTACTATTACTGTAATGTCTGCCACCGGGTCCCCCTATAAATTATGATATTCTCAATATCGCTGCCGAAGTTGTAAACGCTGGGAATTGAATTGTAAAAGTTCCAGCTGTTGCTGTTTTATCTCCGCCAAAATCTAATACACAAACTGCTTTGTTAGTAGCAGAAGTATTATAAATTAATGCTCCTCTTGCTGTCAATGTTACGTTTGTGAATGATAAATCTGCAAAGTCTGTAATTGCAACTGATGATGCAACTGACGTTCCAGTGTTTACCAAAACTTTACCACCTGAAGAATATCCAGCTGGTGATGTAACTTCATTTCCAGTCGTAAAAGAAGTCGTTGATTTTCCTAAAGTAGCCTGAGATGTATACATAGATAAATTAAATTTATTTCCACCCGGGTTACTAAAATTATGCACAGCTTCAAAAAGTTCTTTTTTGAAAGAGTTGCATATTGCGTTTGTTGTTATTGCCATAGTTTTCTCCTCTTAATATGTTGTGTTTGGAGTTGGTGAAGGTACTTTTATTCTTGGTACTCCATCACTAAACTCGCCACGTCTTCTTCTGCCCATTTGTTGTAGAGCAAAATTCTGTATTTCTTCATCATACTTTGTTTTATAGAGATTGTACAGATTGTCTGGTCCTTTTAAGAATCTAAAACATTCTGCCAAGACTCCATGTAAAAGCATAGATTCCTGATATTTAGCTAAAAAAGTTTGGTTAGTGCTAGTAAAATGAGGTGGATCTTTTATATAATTTAACTGAACTGTGTTATTAGTTGATGGCACAGGAGCCACAATTATGGCAAACTCGTCATAATTTGCAAAATATTCAGGTGATCCTGTAGCTGCATTGTTGTTAAATTCAGATATAAAACTTACATCTCTTTCTTCTAAAAAAGTTCTAGTAGTAACAGCATTGCTCGTAACCAACGACTGTACGGATCTTACAATCATACAATCTGCTGGGAGAGTTACCGCTCGATTATTAGCGTTAAAAGTTGAGGTAGCATATTTTCTTAGATCATCATAATCTACTTTACCTGCTACATCTAATTCTACATTTCTAATAAATTGTGAAACTTGCGAATCAGTTAAAACATTTGAGTCAACTTCAGTATAGTTTCTTACTTGAGTTACAAAATCTGAATAAGTTATTGCCATTATGAAATACTTACCTCCACATTTCCTTGAGAAAAAATTAATTGTCTTTGTCTATTTTGTTCTGATCCATTTTCTGGAACCATACTACTGCCAGGGGTAGTAATATTATTACCTGTAAAATTTACTCTTGCTACTTGAAAAGCAAAAGGTCCTGGTAATGATAAGTTAGCAACACCAACTGTTATACCTCCTGAGTCCGCAAAAACACCATCTCTATTTAAAGGTTGTTGAAATCTTTGTGGTCTTGGATTTCGTAAAGCAATTGGATCTGCTCTATGATATGGAGGATCTAATTGAGGTTGCTTTGGTTCATACTCAGAAATATGAACAAGGGCTCCTGTCCATTCTTTTACCATTTCTAAATATGGAAAAGCCTGTCCAGATCTATCTGATATAGCTAGTGATCTTTTACCTCTTGCATATCTTGCCATTATACACCATCTCCAAAGTAAGTTTGAGGAGCAATATAAGAAGATGTTCTTTGACCGTCTTCATTAACAGCTCTAAATATATCATCCTCATAAATTAATTTTAATTGTTGTGTTAAGGATGGTACTTTCTTCATTGAAAGAAAATAAGCTAATCCTGAACACATACATGGAAAAAATCTATAAACAACATCCGAAGTATTTGTGTATGCTCCAGCATCTTCAATCTTTCCTACATAGTAATATTTTAAATATGTATAAGTTGTAGCGTCTGGTGCTTGATACAAAGTAACTGTTGGATTAGTAAGTCTTCTTACAAAATATTGTGAAGGCTGACCCTGAGATCCTTTGTTTGGTAATGCAGCATAAGCTGATCTATCAATTTTTGTTAAAGATACATCTGTAACATCAGTGCCCGTTCCAGTTCCTGTTGAAACGTATGCTTCTAAAACATCAGCACAGTCAGAAGGAGTAGAGTAAGTTTCTGTGCCAGCTACTAAAAGCTGTTCTTTTAATTTTACTTTCCATAAATGAATACCACGGTTACCCCATTCAGAAAAAAGAAGATTTAAACTTCTTCTTGCTGTTTTTAAATCATATCCACTTTGAGAAGTAAGACCGCATCTTTCATATGCCTCTTGAATTATCTCCTCGATGGAAAGATCGAATGATGTAGTTCCTGAAGTAGCCATAGTTCATTATAGTAAGTCGTCTATGTATCCACCACCTTTAAGCACGTACATTTTGCCTGGTTGTAAAGACTCATCTTGTAAACCCATACCAGATGTTCTAGCTGCGCCAAAACCTCTAGTTGATGGTTTGTTTACCATTGCACCCATATTAGCTTTTAACATTTTGCCTTTACGAGCTTTTCTTTCTTTTTTAATTTCTTTAACAAGTCTTTTCTTTTCAGCTTTAAGATTTTTTTTACCTTTTTTAGTGTAAGCTTTTTCTGCATCAACTCTACCTAGTTCTTCAGTATCATCAATCATTTTACCTACTCTAGCTTTTTTCATCATCTTAAAATCTTCACCAGATATTTTACCGTCTTTGTTTTTATCTAGTTTGTGTTGTTTACCTTTTAACATTGTTCCTCCTGTATTAAATTTAGCTAAATCAGCGTGTGCATCTTTTGCAGATATTTTTCTTAATTTAGCTTTTTTTGCTTTAATCTTTGCTTTAGTTGCTTTTGGTAACGTTGCAATATCATATGCAATTCTTGCACCTTCAAAAGCAATTCCAACTGGTGTTAAAGCTCTTGCTACCCGAGCAACTTTAGCAAATTTACCTACTTTACCAAGTTTTTTAGCTCCGCTCAACTTAGCAGGTAATGCTTTTTTAGGATCAAATGGTACTAATGCTTTACTTTTTGACTGAGGTCCAAATCGAGTCTCTGCTTTTTTGGTTTTATATTTTTTAAAGGCTTCTTTTGCTTTACCAATTAATCCTTTATCTAAAATATCCTTAGTTTTATAAATAGCAGGACCTAAAACATTCTTACCAATAGATACACCTACATTTGCTTTTATTACTCTTCTTTTCATTTTACTATTATACGTGTTCCCTAGGCCAGGTTCAAGTTGACGGGGTATCTGAGCTCTTGTGATTGCCATTATACAATATCCTTAGCTGATCCGATAATAGGCTTATATTTTGTTTTACCTTCTGATTTAAAAGCATGTAAATAAGATGCTCTTGGTTGATCGGATATCCAGCTACAGTGAATCCAGCCCGAATTAGGTTCACCTGGAGTATAAAACTCAAGGATAAGCTGATCATAAGAAAGATTTTTATGAATCCAGTCAGCTAATTCAGCATTGTCTACACCTGGACATTCGAAGTCTGCGGCCTCAGCTT